GGCTTGCATACATACCTCCATAATTACTTATATTATACAATAAAAACACTTGATTTCTCAAGTGTTTTTGCAGATTTCAAATTTCAATTAATTCTCAGGAAAAACAAAATTACCACTTGATGCTAATGTCATTTCTCCATTATCTATAACAATATCTTCACCTGTCATTGATTTATTTACAACAGTTATAAAATAAACCCATGCAGCTATTTCATCTGGTGTAGCCCATTTTTTCATAGGAGTTACTTTCATTATTTCATTCCATAACTTTTCATCTTCCATTACTGGTTTGTTTAAATCTGTTGAAACTCCTCCACAACTTAAACTATTAACTGTAACTCCTCTTGATGCTAATTTAGCTGCAATATGTTTCATATATGGAAGCATACCACCTTTGCTACACACATAAAATGGAAACTCTGCTCCATTATGAGCTGAAACAGATGCATTAAATAAAATTGATTTTATAGACTTTTGAAAACCATATTTTTCTGTTGTGTATATAGCTGAATATAAATTATTTTTTATATCATCAATTGTATTTTGAGAACCAGCGTTAACAAATAATATATCTACATCATCTATATCTGGTAAGTTATCTTTAATGCTAACATCACATATATAATGTTTATAGTTCTTATGAGTTATTGAACTTTTTTCAATATCTAATCCAACAACATCATATCCTGCTTCTAAAAATAATTTAGCTGTTGCTAATCCAATACCATTACTTGATCCAGTTATTAAAATCTTCATATTGCGTAGTTAGTTCCTTTCTCAATTTATCGGCTATTATTTGATAACCTTTATCATTTGGATGTATCATATCTACATCTAGATAATTTCTATATACATCAACATTGTCAATCAAAGTCAATATATTTAATTTTTTCCTTGTAATAAATTTTACAAGAGAATAATAGTTATTCATATAAAACTTTATAAAATCTTCTTTATCACCAACAATTTCTTCATCAAGATATTCTTTCAAATAATCATATTGAGATTTAGCGATCTCTGATAAAACTTTTGATTCTAATGTTGGCAATAGATATACTATTTTTATATTTTTATTTATTTGATAAATATTATCTATGCATTTATTTAATGTTATACAGATATAATTATTTGTTGTGTAACCTATAGTAGCTGATGCTATATCATTTATTCCATATTCAATAAATAAATAATCGCTTTTAGCTATAATATCTTTATATTTGAATGTTGATGAGAGCAGATCAGTATTACCTACTGGGTAAAGTGAGTAGTCACCTATTGTTGAACCACTCACTCCTTTATTTTCAAAAAATTGTAACCTTAATTTTTCTACAAACCCTTTGTAGTTATTATTCTCTGCTGATGTTAATGAATCACCTAAGAATAATACTTTCATAAATATTAAGCAGCAATATCTGTGATACAATCAACATTAGTATTTACTTCTTGAGCTTCTGGAACTAAAGCTATATATTCAGCTCCAACTCCTTCTTTTCTCCACTTTTCAGCTACTTTGAAACCGATAGGTGAGAAAATAACTTCAAGTAATAATTCTAATACTGCCCCTGTTAATCCACAAACAATAACAGCTAATACAGTTACTGGTTGTAATGACCATGCTGTTTGCATTTCTGGAATTCTTGATGCGATAAATGTAAATAAGAATGCAAATACAATATTATCAACGAATTGTCCAGCAAAAGTAGATACATATGCAGCAGTAGCATAAGCTTTAAATGATGTTCTCTTCTTGAAAGCAGTCAAAATTTTATTAGAAATAAGTGAATTAAAGACAATAGAGACAATAAATGCTGTTGCTGAAGCTCCTAATGTCCAAAGAGTTACCATACCATTAGTTAAACTAAATTCCCAGCTAAATAATCCTAATGAGTAGTTAGCTCCAAATAATCCTTTTTCAATAGCTGAACCAGTAGCTAATAATGCCATGACCATTAAAGCGATTAATAAGGCAGCAATACTGATCTTAATTGAACCTTTAGCACCATATCTTTTGACTAACATATCACCAAATAAGAATGCCAACCAGCTTACGATAATACCGCAGTCTCCAGCAATCCATGATTCATTAAATAATGGAACTGTAGCTAATAAATTCATCAATATGAATGATAGCACAACCATTGTGAATGGAATTGCAGGTAGTCCTTTAAACAAGACTTTTGTTTCATGGATCTCATCTTTGATCCATTGTTTGAAAGATCTTTTTTCTTTCTTTTCTTTTTCTTTCATTAATTTTTTTTCTCCTTAGTTTTATTTTTAACATCAGGTAGGTTACGAACTGATGTTTTAGACAATAATATACGTTAGCTAATAAATAAAAAGCCGAACATTTAGTTCGGCTATATAAATTAAATTTTCTCTTGCTTTTGGTTTTTAAGAGGATTTAAGCGCCGAACTCTTTTACGAAAATATTATACAATTATTTTCATTTAATTATAGCGAAGAATTTTTTAGCTGATACTTTTTGCTTTAATTCTTCAGATAATACTCCTACATTATCGTAATCATCTATCTGATTAAGAATATTATAAGGCCATTTTGTTTTATCGATAGGTTTTGTTATTTCAAAAGGATTAAATACTTTTAACCCTAATTTTGTTAATTCTTCATATCCTAATAAACATAATTTTTTATCATCAGGAAAAGCTTCAAATTTAGCTGGATCATTTTTTCTAATCATTCCTTTTACTTCTAAATATAAATTATAATCAGGTAAATAAATATCAGGATTATAATTATGTTTTTTACCATCTGATTTTATATAAGGAAATTTTTCTTTACATTTAGTCCAGTTTATCTTATGTTCATCAAGCCATATCATAAACTTATGTTCATAACTAGATTGATAATGAACTTTTCCAGCTATAGGACTTTCATACCAACCCTGTGGTGTAAAACTCATTAGAATAACTCCTCCTTTTGTATTTCATTAACATTATACTCTTCAATTTGGATTCCATTATCTCTTAACCATTTAGCTAAAACGTGTCTATGACAAAATTTATCATTAGCTTCATAACATAGTAACATACTATTATCAGGTAAAGATTTTATTTCAGGAATAATCTTTTCTTTATTTTTGTTCAAATAATTAATATATAAATTAGTATATTGTAACTCATCTATTATACCATGCTTATAATTATCAACCCAAGTATAATCAGGAGAAACACATTCTAGATGTCTCCCATTGAAAAATTTAGGTTTTGAAGCAGTAACAGAAAATAATAATTTTGGGTTTATATTTTTTACTTTACTAAAATAACTTGTGTATAACATTAATACAAATACCTTTCATCTTATGTAAGATTAAAATAATTCTGTTTTATAAATTAAATCAGGACTCCATTCTTCTAACTCGTAATTATATTTTTTAAACCAATTTCTTATAACTACTCTTTCAGCGCATGGAACTGATGGTTGTTCATAAACCAATAATATTATAATAGGATTATCTTTAAATTTCAACTTATTTCTATAAGTTTCTCCAATGTTTTCAAAATAAGTTATTACTTTATTAAAATCTAACTTTTCTAATTGTTCTGCATAAGTTCTCATAAAGAAACAATTAGGTGCTTTTGTTAAATAAGGACAGTTTTTCTGACACATTTCTGAAGAATTTTTAAATTTTTCATTATTTTCTGCATTTACAAGAAATGGTTCAGCTAATAACCCATTTAAAACTTTTCTCTTATCTAAAAAAATATAATCTCTTCCTTTACCATCATGAAACCATTCAGGTTCACCTGCTGCCGTTGACATTGGAAGCATATTAGGTTCTAAATTTCTTACTTGATAAAATGGTGCGATATAAATTTTAATCATAGTTATTTATAGCTGTTAAAGATGCTACTGTAGTTATATCTTCTGGCTTTTGAGGAAGATACTTTCCAATAATTTCATATATTTGACTTCTTGTAGATTCTGTTCTAGAAGAGCATTCTTCATTAAAAGCTTCTAAAGGAGATAATCCTTTATCAATAAGCTTCTTAAACTCATCTTCTACAATAGAAAAATATTCATCACAATACCAACAGTTTACATTATAAGTATCAGCTGACATTGGAACATTATATACATATTTTTTAGCTGATGTTAACATATCTTCAACTAATAATTTCTCAGCTTTTTTAGAATTTTCGATTGGAACTTCCATTAAGATTTCATCATGAACAGTGTTGATAAGAAACGCTCCTAAATCTTTTAATCTCTTATCTTTTGCAATTGTAATTAAAGCTAATTTAGTTAAAGTAGCTGCACCACCTTGAATTCTACTATTTACAGCTTGTCTTTCAGCTTGAGCAATAAATCCAGTGTTATCATGAATTTCAATTCCTTCAGATAAGGCTTGATTCTGAATATTTTCATATTCTTTTCTAGATCTAATTTTAGATAATTTATCTTTGTAATAACTTAATCTTTTGTTTTCAACTATTCTATCAGAACATATAAGGAAAGGATTAAAGTTGCTATCTTTATTACTATTTATATCTTTTAAAACATATTTATCTAACTGTGCATCAGGAAGTCTACGTCTTCTTCCTGCTACATCTTCAACATAACCTTTTATTCTAGCATCATTAATACTAGCATTTATCCATTTATGAACTGCTGGAAAAGCTTTAAAAAATTTATCAATAATTTCTTGAGCTTCATCCTTAGACTTTCCAATTTGCTCACCAACAGAAGCTGCGCCTCTTCCATATTCAATTCCGAGCAAAATACTTTTGGCCATATCACGATATTTTTTTCCTTCAGGATTTTTTGTATCTTTTTTTCCTGCTATAATTTTTTGCCCTTCTATAGTTAAAACAGTTCCTTCTGGATAGAATTCCAAACAATCTTCATATTTTCTATCAAAGGACATTGATGCAATAACAGAATACAAATCTTTACCTTCATTATAAGCTTTAATCATGGCTGGATCTTGACTCATAAAAGCAGTTAAACGTGGCTCTTGTGCACTGAAATCTGCTCCGATTATTCTATTTCCTTCTGCACTTTTAAACAACATACGAATAGTTTTTTCATGTGAAGGAATGTTTTGGAAATTAATAGGATCACTTGAACTTAATCTTCCAGTTGCAGCACCATATTGATTAAAGTGTGTTCTAACTCTACCATCTGGCCATTGTTTTGCTAACTCTGGAATAGTATCAATATAAGTTGTTAAAAGCTTAACAAGTTCTCTTCTTTCTAACAATAACTTAAAAATAGTTAATGGCATTTTCTTAGCTAATTCATTAAGCTCATCTTCACCTGTAGCTCTAGGTTTTTTCTTATTAATTATAGGACATTTTAATACATCATAAAATAGTATAGCTAATTGAGTAGGAGAACCTAAGTTAATAGGATCTTCGAGTTGTTCATTTTTAGATTTAGCTTCACCTACACCATTTTTCTTTAATGGTTTAATATTAGCATCGGCTGAAAGTCTCCAACTATCTATTTTTGGTTTTAATGTTAAAAGTTCAGCATTTATCTTTGAATCTACTATATCTAATTTATTATGATATTTTTTTGATAATAATTCAGCATACTCTTGATCTACAGACATACCTGATAATTCCATATCACCAATTACTTTAACAAGTGGCATTTCTATATCATAGGCTAAAGATAATAATTTTGATAATGATGGATCCTTAAATCTTTCCATTTGCCATTCATACAATCTATCAGTCATTAAAGCATCAGTTGCTGAATATAAAGCAAATAAATCTGGATCTACTACTTCATATGGAAGATTTTCGAAAAGATGCTCAATATCATATTTTTGTTGTTCTGGATCAATCTTATCAATATATTGTTGTTTTAACCCAGCTGAACGTTCATTTTCATCTAATAATTTTGCACCAATCATTGTATCCCAGTCAATAGGTAATTCTACATTACAGGTGCATTTAATAACTTCATAATCAAATTTACCGTTATGAAAAATAAATTTAGTATTATTCTTATTTTCAATAAGATACCTAAACTCTTCTGTTAAATCATTTTCGGTTAATTGATTACTTAATCTTTCACCAGTATCTTTATTTATATGATTTATAGGAACATAAACTTGCTTCTCACCTTTAACATATAAACAAAGACCCATTAACTTACAGGTTATAGGGTCTAAGCTATTATTAGTTTCAGTATCTATTGCTATTCTTCCAAAAGATAAAGCTTTAGATAAATAATTATGAAGTTCTTCTTTACTATAAATTACTTTAACATTATTAATTTGTTTTTCTAATATTGTGTTTACATTAGCTTTTACAAGTTCTAATTTTTCATTTAAAGAAAGTTTTTTACTTCGTATTATTTTTTCTGGTGATTCTTTTACTTGTTTAGGTTCTTTTATTTTGTTAATTATTTTTTTAGTCTTTTCTTTTTCTTCGATTTTAAATTCATCACCCCAAAGACTATCAGCAAACATAAAGGAAACCTCCATTAAAATTAAATTTTAAAGTTAATAAGTATATCTTCTTGGTTTAAATTCTGGATGTTGTTCAGATGTAGATGCTTCTTGTTGATAAGATCTTACTGGAGCTGCTGAAGTAACGACTCTTGGTTGAACGGGTTGTTGATATACTGCTTGATTTACAGGTGTCTTTTCTTCTACAAGTTTTGATTGTTCCTTTTTAGTATATTCTTGAGGTAATGGAAATTCTCCAGTTCTTAAATATTCAGCCATTTCTTCTGCGGTCTTATTTAAAATAACTCCTCTATTTAAAGAATAGTTATCAAAAGATGAGAAATCTTGAACATAAACTTCTGGTTTATAAATATTTGGATTAGCTGGTAATAATACGTAAGTTGTAGATGGATCACCTTTCTTACCATGTCTAACAACTTTAAATAAATAATCTCTTAAATCACCATAATCCATAGCATAAGATTTTAAAGTTTCTCTAAATCTTGCTGGTTGATCCCAAATACAAGCTTGTGCTTCAACTTTACCATCAACAATCTCATATTTAACTAATGGAACGTAAATTCTATAAGCTACTTTTTCTCCAGCAGCACATAATGGACATTTATCTAAAGGTTCATTAGGTGTTCTTAAACATTCTACATTTCTTCTTTTTCCATTAATATTTACTGAATGTCTACTGTGAACAGTTAAATCATTAATATCAGCAATATTAAATCTAACAATTGCTTCTGAACCATCATCTGTCAAAGCGAAGTAAGTTACAGATGAAAAATTTTGTCCTTGACTGTTGGTTGACATTTGTCTTGTTTCTGTGCTTTTTGAGAAATCTTCATAACTCATTTGTGCCATAATTTGTTTTCCTCCTTATTTTATCTCTTATATTATACAATTATGTTTTAAATAAATCAACTTTAATTTTTATCTTCCAGTAGATCCAAATCCACCAGTTCTTTCTCCTTCTGCTAAATCATCTGCTGTAAGATCAAATTTAACAAAAATACCTTGGAGTAATTTATCATTTCTATAAACAACAAAATCTTTATCACCAAAATTATGTAATCTAGCTCTTATTTCACCTTCATTTTGAGCATTATTATAATAATCTTGATCAATTACCCCTACAGTATTTGTAATTGTTATATGATTACCATTCTTAAAACCTAAGCTACTTCTTGGAACTATCATTAAGAATTCTCCAGAGTTAATTTGAACTTTAACTTCTAATGAAATTTCAACTGATTCTCCAGGTTTTACAAGAAACATTTTTGGTGAATGAAAATCATAACCCGCACTATTTTTAGTTGATCTTGTTGGAAGATCAAAGTCCTTATCACTCCAACTTACATATTCAAATTTATTCATAATTTTAACCAACTCTCCTTATCTATAATATTCAATTTTTCAAATTCTTCTTTTGTTAAGTCATTAACATCTTTTCCTTGAGGAATTTGAATAATATCTATAAAACAACTATCTTTTATATTTTTAATAAAATTAGATATACCTTTTTTTCCTGCATCATCACCATCAAAACATAAGTGATAAAACATTATTGAAGTTTTATTTAATAATTCATATTGATATTTAGATCCTGTTCCAAATAAAGCTATAGCATTATAACCCCAGGTTTCTAATGTTAAGGCATTTATCTGACTTTCAACTACATATACTTCATTATAATTATTCTTTAATACATTATCTAGAAGATATACAGGTTTTTCTACAGCAGCATCTATTATAAATTGTTTTGTGTTAACACTTCTTCGAGTTAAAAATTGAATATTACCTTTTTCATCATTTACTGGAAACACAATACATTCTGTTTTAGGATCATATTTTACATTAAATTTTTCACATACTTCTTTGCTTAAATGTCTTTTAGCCAAATATGGATGCCAGCTTTGAAAATCGTCTAAATTTATATTATTATCTTTTTTATAATTTACTTTGTTGTTTATAATGATAGGTTCATCAATAATTAAACTTGTATCTTCTGATAATATATATTCGGTAAAATACTTTTTAAGCCAAGATTTACCATATGTTTGAGGAGCATCAAGACATTCTGCCACAAAATAATCTAAAGAACCTTTTTTACCACATGTAAAGCAGTGGAAGGTTCCAAAAATAGTATCACTACTATCTCCAACATAAATTCCACAACTTGGAGTTTCCTCTTTTCCATCTTTATGAAATGGACAAGTAATTTGAACTTGATCACCTTTATATTTTATATTTTTTAACTTACCATTATCAAGTTGTGATTTAAGTAAATCTAAAATACTTTTTATATCTTTTTTAATGACATGATTATCTAATATTAAATTATTCATTAATTGAAAACCTCATCTTCAGATGAATATCTGGTTTCATAATTTACCGTGTTTTCTGATACTGAATCATTTTCTTGTGGAATATAAATAAATGTTCCTGTATTAAAATCTACTTTATATACAAGTTTTTTTCCATTCACACTATCTCTAGATTTTACTAAATCAATAGATAACAAAGAATTATCTTTCTTGTCTCTTTCAAAAAATAATATAATAGTACTATCTTGAGCAATTCTATCAGATTGAGCGATATGCTCACTTCCAATACCATTCTCAGTTGATGTTCTATTTTGTTGTGAAACACTAATTATTGGAATTCTTTTTAAAACTTGAAGATTTTTTAAATCTTTTGAAATATTAGAAGCTCTTTCAACAGGATTCTTAGCATGTCTATCATCTTCTAATAATGAATGCTGGTCAACAAATAAAATATCTAATTTATCTTTTTCTATAAAAGCTCTCAAAGCCATTACTCCTGCAGGACCATTAATCATTTTAGGTGTTAAAACTTTAATGCTTCCTTTAAATCTGTTTGGTAAATTATCTATGTAATTTTTATATTCAGCTTGAATAGCTGAACTACCATGAATAAGAGCTCCATTAGAAATATGTTCAATTAAAGTATCAATTCTATAACCTACTTTTCTTTCAGACATTTCACCAGAATAAATACCTACCACTAAACCTTGTTTAGCAGCTTCAACAGCAAACTTAAGTAATAACCAAGATTTACCTTGATTAGTTCTAGCAGCTATAGTAGCTAATTCTTCTTCTCTATCCCAACCACCTATTATATTATCTAATTCAGCAAAACCTGTTCTAACATAATATTTATCAAAACTATTTAATCTATCTACATAAGCATCATATCTGCTAGTATCTCTTAATATATCAACACTTGTTAATGCAACACCAGTAGATAATTTTTCATAAGCTTTTTGATAAATATCAACAGCTGATGCAGTGTTATTAGCTAATAACTCTTTTCTTACTTCATTAAATGTTTTAGCTAATTGTTGTTTTTGATAATCTGAAAATAATTCTTCTATTAAATATTGTGGTGTTTCGTTTACTTTTATGATATCAAACTCAGGAAATCTAGCTAAAAAAGATTCTTTATCTGGAATATTTCCATACTTAACAAAATGATTATAAATATAATTCCATTCTTCTATATAATTAGGAAAAAATTTACTATCAAGATTATTTAAAACTATTAATGATGAATCCTTAGTATCTAAAAAGTAATTTAATAATTGTAATTCTACCATAATTATAAACCTCTCTTATCTTTTCCTTTAATGTTATAAACTTGAGAATAATTTACTATTCTACTATACAATCTATCTCCTAATGCCTGATGCATCTCTTCACTATTTAAATTAGATGTGTATACATTTGATTTATTTTTAGCAATCCTTTGATCTATAATACTTAATAAATGTGAAACTTCAAATTCTGTTCCATTTTTTGATCCAATATCATCCCATATGACAAGAGGACAATCTAAAACATTTTTCATTATATGGTCTACATAAGAACTTCTATCACTTATGTTTGATTTTAATTCAAGTAAAAATCTTGGAACACTAATAAATAATACTATCGGTTTTAAATCTTGATTAAACCAGGTCTTATTTATATAAGCTATAGCGAATCTTAAAGACCAACTAGTTTTACCATTACCCACATTTTGTGAATAAATATATGCATTTTCTCCTTTTGATACAAAATTAACAACGTTTTTTTCTAAATCAGAAAGTTCTTGAAATACTGAGCTATCTGACCCATCATTATCGATTCTTAAAGGAAATTTTAATCTCTTATCGCCAAAAATCAAAGCTTGATCAAAATAATATTCAACCTTATATCTTTTAATGCAGAATCTATCACAATCAATGTGATTGCAACTATTTAAACATGGACAATTAATATTTTCTTTTATCATAATATTTATTATATACTATATTTATTTTAATTTCAACTAAAATATGATATCACTTAGATCTTCTTTTTCTGCTACTTTTTGTTCTGTAACTCTAACTGGATTAACATTTCTTCTTATAGATTTGTCTTTTTCATAGACATTTATGGCCCATTGACAATCTTTATATCCTTGAATGGTTGCTATTTGAACAAGACGTAAAGCTAGATCTAAATCCCCTTTTGTATAATTATTTAAAGTTTCTTGAAACGCTTTGATAGCTGTTTTAGATAAAAATCCTGTAGGTTTTGCAAAAATACCATCAACCCAATCTCTTAAAGCTGTTAATAACTCATAATTAGAACATTCAATTGAATTTTTTAAATTATTAATTAATTGCTGTCTTTGAGATTGTTTTACACCTTTTGGTCGTGTTACCTTCATTTGTTTCTTTACATCTTCAATTAATTTTACATCTTCTTCAGCAAGTAAAGATAAATATAAATTAACATCTAAATAAATAATATCTGGATCATCAGAATGTTTTTTTAATATACCAATTTTGTGTAAATTAGCATCACAGATTAATTGTTCTTCACCAGTAAGATTAAGTAAATTACTTACATATTTTCTATCAACTTTAAAATATTGATCATCAAAAAGTTTATTCTTTTTTGTAGCTTTCTTATAAATCTCAAGTAATTCTGTCAAATATACAGCTGTAGGTAATCCAAAAACTTGAATAGTTTTATAGTTAACTATTATAGAGTTATTTTGATCAAATATATCTAGCAACATAAATACTCCTTAATAATACTATCTTTAGCTAGACTTGATAATACCGATTTGGCTATCTTTTTAATTTTTTCTTTATCTAAAGATTTTAAATCTTCGATTATTGGAGATAAAGTATTTTCAGATATATCATACTTTTCAGAAATATTCTTTAAAGTTATTTCATTATAATCAGTTAACATAGTAACTAAAGAAGATAATTTGAAAGTATATTTATTTTTTGTTTGTGTAAAAGGTGTATTATTATAGATAGTATATAAAATTAATCCTTCTAAATTTTTATTATTATCAAAATATTTTTTAAGAACTAAATAAAAATCTAAATCATCTGAAATATTATCTTCATAATTATTATTTGAAGAATCTAAAAATGATACGTGATCGCCAACTTGCTCAACAAGATCATCTAAAGAAACTTGTCCATAATTCAAACTTCTTTTATCTCTATTAGCTAGATAATAGTGTAATTGTCTAACAGAATAAATACATCTATTTACAACTTTATCTGGACCGCATTTGTCATTATAAAGTTTATTTGTAGGATCTCTCCATTTTCTTTTTTCTAAAGCATAAAGTAAAGCTTCTATAAGCCATTCATAACAATCTTCAATAGAGAAACCGCTTGATTTAGATGCTGAATAATATTTACCAATATTACCCCAATATCTCAAGATAATTGCTGAAAAATAAGCATTTTTTAAGTAATTGTTATTTTCATTATCAATATAGGCATTTAATAAATCATTTTTATTAGCATTTTGCCAGTCATTTATAGATTTAGCACATAAAATATAATTTTTTCTTATCTCTTCTAACATAAACATATCCTCCTTTTGCTTCTGTTATTTTAATAAAAATTCGTAATGTGATCCTTGTGTTTCATCGTTTAATTCTATCTCAATATTTAATTTTTCTATATTATAATATTTTATTATAGCATCTATTATTTTAGGTGTATTGAATAAATGATGAATATGGATATAAGCTGTTCCATTATAAATTGAAACTCTACCTCTTGGATAATAGGTATAATCTAAATCAGTTCCATATTTATTACTGAATTCATCTCTCCAAAGTCTTTTATGTGTCAAACTTTTAACAGATTGATTTAGATTAATATATTTACCATTATAATCAGTTAGAAATTTTTTACCATCAATTTTAAAATTTCCTTTTAATATATCTGAAATTGAATCACCTATAATCCAAAATCCTCCTTGATAGTAAGAATCTTCTTGTTTATTTACTTCTTTTAAACTAACCATACATATTCTCCTTTACCTTCATCATTATTATAAAGAAAAAATAAGTTAAGTTCAACTTATTTTTTAATTAAATTTATTGTCAAGGTATTAGTTGAATTATTAATTATAGTTTTAACTTTATAATTTGGAAGATATATGTTATACCCATCAATAATAATATATTTTTTGTCATCAACAAAATCTAGTTTTTCTAATTCTTTTAACATGAAAGGTAAAGCAGTATAAATACCTTCTATAGACTTGAAAGATTTTAAAGCTTCAAAATCACCTTTAATAACTAACTTCATAGTAAATATCCTCCATATTTATTATTTATATTTTATATGTTATTTGGTATATTATCAACTAAAATTAATTTTTTATTTAATAATGTAGCTTTAAGATTAATCACTCGTTGATTTGTTGAACCTCTCCATCTATTATTATCAGAAATGTCTCTCTTTGATAATATAAAAGGTCCATCAACTAATACATCTATATATGATAACATTTTATTTGTATATATAGTATGTTTTTTCCCTTTTTTAAGTAAATCATCTAACTGATATCCTGTCCAACACCAAATATTTTTGTCTGGAAATTTCTTCTTTATTTTTTTAAGTATTTTATAACAAATTTTTTGATTTTCTTCTTCAAAAACTTCTCCACCACATAAAGTAAAGCCAGCTATATAAGGTCTTTCTAATAATTTTAATATATAATCTAAAGTTTTTTTATCGAATTTTTTTCCAAACTTAAAATTCCAGGATTCTGGATTATGACATCCTTCACATTTATTTCTACATCCAGAGACATAGAGAGAAACTCTACATCCTGGACCATCTAAAATACTTGTTTTATAAATCTTACTATAATACATAAGATTAACTCCTAAGCGTGTTTTACTCTATCTTCAACCTCTTTTTGTTTTCCCCAGTTGAATGCTGTTTTATAGTTACCTGTCAAATATCCCGTTACCCTTCTTAATTGTTGAATATTATGACTACCACATTCTGGACATTGATCATTAAATTCACCAGTATAGCCACAATCAAGACAAGTATCGTTTGGAACATTTACTGCAAAATAAGGAATATCTTTCTCCATAGCATAATTAACAATTGTTTCTAATGCTTCTAAATTACTTAATACAGCTCCTTCTAATTCAACATAAGTAATACAACCAGCATTTGAATAACCAGTTAATTGAGATTCAATATCAATTTTTTCAAATGGATCAACACTTTTCCAAACTGGAACATGAATACTATTTGTAAAATATTCTCTATCACTTACATTAGGTATTTCACCATATTTAGCTTTAAATTTTTTCATTGCTGTATGACAGAGTGATTCTGCTGGTGTATAGTAAACACCAAAGTTTAATTTATATTCTTTTTTAAATTGAGCACATCTATCTTTGAATAGTTGTTCAATTCTTTTAGCTAATTCCATACCTTTTGCTTCAGTATGATCACAACCAACTAATAATTGAAGTGTTTCAGCTAATCCTAATTGTCCAATAACAATAGTTCCATGTTTTAAAGCAGATCTAATACCTTCTTCTGGATGATAACCTATCATGGTTCCATTTTCATACATAAATTTTGCTGATTCTGGAGATTGAGAACAAATATATTCATATCTTTCAATTAGCATATCTTTAGCTTCATGAATTTTTTTATCTAATAAAATCATAAATTTTTCAACATCTCTATCAGCTTCCATAGCAAGTGTTGGCATAATAATTGTAACTGGACAAATATTACCACGACCATCTTTTTGATTTCCAGACACCTGATAGTTTTTATGCCCATTAACCGCATTGTTTAATTCAGAATCAAAGTTAAAGTTTATATCAAATCCATTATAAGTCCTGCAACCCATGCTTGATGCTAAACTTTTAGGTGAAATACTATCTTTTACTCTTATACTTTTCATTACATATCTCCTTCAAATCATATATTTGTTTATATTTTAAATTATTTTTTTCTGCTAACTGTTTTTTTAAAATATCTGTACCAGCCCAAATAAGTGGTATTTGTTCTTCTACCCAATTTTTAGGTTCAGTTTTACAGTGCTGAAGATATTCTAAATGCTCTTTATTTTTTTCATTAAAGGGCTCTTTATAATGGGTAGGAAACAAATTAACTTCTATGAATAGATCCTCAGATTTTATATAAAAATCACAATTAAATGGATACCTTTCATTATCCTTATATTGTCTTATAACATTAGACTTTCCATAAATATTACATAAATAAACATAAAAATCACTTTCAGGTTTTGATGTATTGAAGGTTTTGTTCTTTCGTTTTGAATCTTGTATTTTTTCTTGAATATCCTTGTTATCTCGCATAGCATTAATTTCTCTAGAATTAAGATAATATTCAACACCATATCTTTCTAACATTGTTTTCTTCGCTTTTTCTCGATTACCTCTAATACCATTGCCTCCGTATTTTAATTTACATGTTTCTCTTCCTTTTTCCTTATTATTATAATTAGGATCGCCGTAAATTTTTTCCTTGGTTGCCTTTATTCTTTCTTGATGTTTTGGATCTTTAGTTCCACATTCATGAGAGCAATGATTATTATACCCATTTTTATTAAGAGATCTTCCACCGTAAAATGGGATTTTTCTACCACAAACAGGACAAAGGGGTGCTGAAGTTAGGTTAAAAACTAACCAATAAACTCTTTCTAGATCTGAGTCTGCATCAGGATATTGCAATCTTAAATCATCAATCAAATATTGTCTCTTCTTATTCAACAACCAACAATAAAAACCTTTTCTATTGTTTTTAAATTTATCTATTATTAATTGTTTATTTTCTTCTGTCATGTAATATTTTTATCTCCAATAATAAATTATAATTAATTTAGCAATTAATGTTAGCATAATTAGATGCAATATACGTTTACATAACATTAAAATTAAATATCAATTATTTCTAATCCAAACTCATCAGCTAAATCAGGATAATTTTCATACCACTCTATTAGTTTTTCTTTTTTAGTTTCAGATAAATTATCTAAGTACTCTTGTTTTAACTTTTTATCTAAGTCATTACCAAGCTCATCAACACTCCATGAACAATTCATGAAATTTGGATACAATCTTTTACTAGTTGATTCTAAAGCTAACTTATAAAGATCATAATTTGGAGTTCCTGGTTTATTATTAACACCTTTCATATATTGGAAAATACCACAAGGGAAAATTGGTGTTCTATGAACTTTACCTACACCTTTAATACTTCCTTCTAATAAAGATTTAATAACCATTCTTCCTTCAGGTAAAGTGCAAGTTCCATAGTTAATTGAGCTAAATGGAAGTTGATTACCAGATCTAGATTGTAAAGTATTTAAATTATGATACATTCCTTCAACAGCTTGATCCAACTCTTTAGTTGTTTGATCCATAGCATATTGATAAGCTTTACTATTTAAATCATACCGGTTACGGTCAGTAATTGAAGTATCTACAGGAATATTTTCAGCATTTAACAATGAATTATCTACCCATTTTGCTCCATCAATATAATGTTTTCTAAATGATTTTCTAACATAAGGAACCATTGTCCAGTCTAAATGTGTGGCACTAACACCACCAAATTGTTGTAAACTTTGTAATTGGAAGATAACAGCAACAAGTTGAAAGGCTGTATTTATGGAACTAGCAGGTCTAATATCAGTTTGTCTTGTATTAAAACCTTCTGCTAATAATTTATCAAATGGAATTGATAAACAGTTATGCATACCAAGTGCATAAGCATCTAAATCATGGATATAAATCTCATTATTTAAATGATTTTCTTTAGCCATTTTAGACATACAGTTATTTAAAGCAAACCATTTCATTAATTCATTAGAAGCTTCACCTTTTCTTCCACCAAAAGATGCTTCATCAACATTTGCATTTTGATTTACAATATCTGTAGCTTCTAATTTTTTAGCTATATCTCTTAATAATTTACTTTTATTTTCTCTATTTCTAGTTCTTTGATCTCTATAAAGAATATAAGTTTTAGCTGTTTGATTAAATTTACTTTTTAATAAAGTATCTTCAACAATATCTTGAATAGCTTCAACTGAAGTAATGTCTTTTCTACTACACTTATTTACAACAGTCTGAACAATTCTTTCGATATCTTCTTCAGACATTTCTTTAGATCTCTCATTAGCATGAGTAATAGCGTTTCTAATTTTTTCGACGTTAAAAGTAACTTTTGTTCCATCTCTTTTGATAACAATCATAAGTTCTCCTTAATTTAATTTTCTTGATTTTCTATGGTTATACTTTTTGTATATTCCTCCAGTTCTTCTGAGGTTAAAAGTGATTCTAAGGAGCCAGAAAATTCAAATGCATCAAAGTCTGAATAACCGGCGTCAATAAAATCCTGATAGGAAATAAGTCTTTTTTTATCTTTAGACATATTATTTTTTTATTAATCCTCCATTTAACTGTTCCTTTAATTTAGCAGTTTTGCTATAAATCTAAAATATAATCTTTAAGTATATCTAAACTGTTATTATCTACTTTATCATCTATAATATAATTAGATATAGCTTCTTTTCTTTCAATAATATCTGCTACCCTCTCATCAATACTATCTTCACATATTATATTATATATAAATACTGGTTTTTCGGTTCCAATTCTATATATTCTATCACAAGCTTGATTAAAAGCAGCAGCTGTGAATGGCGTATCGATAAATATCATATAGGAAGCAGCTGTAAGGGTAACTCCTGTTCCTAATTTTTGATGTGTAGCTATAAGAATTTTTTTCTCTGGATTTTTTTGAAATATTTCAATAGAATCTGCTATATATTGATCTTTATCATCTCCAGTGCATACTATAGGGTTATATATATTTAACATTTTTGCTAACTCATATACGGATTCTTTATAGGTAGAAAATATAACTACTTTTTCCTTTGATGAGATTAGTTCTTCGACCAAATCAACAATTCTCTCTAATTTACTTGAAACAATATTGTTAGTAGTTAGTATCTGTGGACATGCTGTAGCTTGTCTCAATCTTGTAACTAAAGCTAAAATATTATTTTGATTTAATACAATTTTATTGCATTCTTCTTTAACACCTTTTTTTACATTATTATAAAATTTTCTATGTTCATCTGACATTGTAACATATTCTTTTATAATAGTTTTTTTAGGTAAGTTTTTAAGCACATCTTCTTTTGTTCTTCTTAAAGAACAATTATCAATTTCTTCTTTAAGAATATCAATATTTTTATAACCAACAATTTCATGACCACCAAAACCGCCAAAAATACAATATTCTCTCTTAAAATTAGTTAATGTAGATTTATCCACATCTATCCATTTAAGTGGAACATAAGCATTAACTGGAGCATTAGTTAGAAGTGTTCCAGTAGCAGCAATTTTATATTTAGCTTGAAGCTTAAGAAAATTATTACCTTGGATACTTCCTTTGTTAGCTGCTTTATGAACTTCATCACATACAATCATTTGAATATCGTTTTTGTTGATTCTTAATGCTTCTATAACATCATCTGATCTTAAAGTTTCTATGTTAGTTATTATAAAAAATTCATCAATAGGTTTTAGAAGTTCTTCAGCCCTTTCTTTTACAGATGAATATGAGATATTTCCATTCTTTGAGATTTTTTCTCCTAAAACCCTAAAGGTCTCATTAGAATGTAATTTAATTTCTTTTTTCCAGTTTGCTTTTAAAGTATTTATAGCACATATTATTAGACAATGTTTTAAATTTTCTTGAGCTTTTAATTCTTCAGCTATATGAATAATAGAAGCTGTTTTACCTAAACCCATATCATCTAAAAGTAACCATTTATCGTGATTTAATCCAAAATTAATAGCTTCTTCTTGATGTTTAAAAGGTTTTAATTTATAATTTAAACTAATTTTCTTTTGTTCTCTCATTTGTTTTTTATCATCTAATAACTTTAATTCAATACTATCAAAAACACTGAGAGAATCAAGAGTAGAAGCTAAGGAATTTACACAAATCTCCCACTCTTTTGTCTTCTTGTTATAGTTATATAAATCAATATTTTGTTTTATCCATGAAATTATAAATTCATTATAATTAAAGGATATAAAAAAAGAGCTTAAGCCCGATAATTTTTCACATGCTCTTTCTTCTATTCTTATCATAACTAGAAAAGTTTTTCTTTGTCTTTATCTTCTAAATCAATAATAAAATCTTCACTAAAATCTAAATTCTTATCATAAATAATTTCTGAGGTTATAGAAAGTTTGACTTTAAAATTTGTGTCACATTTATCACATTGCCATTCTTCTATAAGTTCTGGATAATCACCTTCAATAAAAATTATTTTACCATTATCATCTCGAACTACATTTTTAACTTTACCTAAAATATCTTCAGGATAGAAAATCTCTGAAGCAACATACTCATAACCACATTTAGGACATTTAACAATAATATATTTACTAATATCTGACATAATTAATAATCCTTTAACATTAAGTTATACAATAAAAATTTAGATTATCAATTATTTTTTAACTTATATGTATTCAATTATTTCTTTTAATTTTGATGCATTATACTTTTTACATCTTATCTTACCTTTTACTGATTTAGGTAATATTAATTTTTGTGTTACACATTTATCTAAGACAAACGCTGGTATATCAGATATATCTGAATTTATTTTAATAGTTTTTATAGCGTAAAAAATATCTGTATCAATCTTTGGATCTTTTTCTAGATACGAAATACTAGCTTCTTCGATATTAGAGTCTAGAATATACAACTCTTCAGATAAATTATTTAAAGTCAATTTTTTTACAGAAGAATTAAGAATACTTGTCATACTCTGATAATTAGTAGTTAAGCTTGGATTATAATTTATCACTAATGTATCTACAGATATAGTGTCAAAGCGAATTCCTTCATGCGGAGCTAAATTTTCAATTTCTATATTATTACCTTTAAAGTTTCTAAAGAATGATTCGATACGAAGTGTATTAACTTGTTTGCAATCTATAACAATATTATCTCCAATAGTTTTACAATAGTCTGGACAATCAGCAATTTCAAAACCATCAAAACCTTCTCTCCAGCCTTGTTTTTGATTTAAAGTGCAGTATAATTCAAAATCTTCAGCTATATTAGCGTAACCTAATATTGCAATTATTGTGAATAAATCTTTTAAAAAAATTAGATTTTTATTTGCACTAAAATGATTTTTTGTAACACAATAATCATATGCTTCATCAAAAAGATCTTCTTTAGATAAGGATTCACCTTCAAAAATTTCAGGATTATCATCAATAAATTCATTAGTTATTTCACTTAATTTTTCCATATCAAATTAACCTACGTTATTTTATTAATTTATCTACTTGTAATTGGATTATAATTATCATCTTGACTTATTTCAAGTGTTACTCTATCTGTTTGAGCTCTTTCTGTAACACTTAATTCAATGTGATTAAATGTATGCTCTAATTGTGAATCTTTCCACCAGAGCTTAGAATCTTCAGGAACAACACCTTCAGAATTAAATAATCTAAGAGAATAATCAGCGTTAGAATCTTTTGAAGTAGTAAAATTTACACCTTGAAATTCATTATTTGTATCTAGTAATTCTTGTTGAGCACTTGGATATAATAATAAGCTTTGATAGTTTTTTGGTGATTGTGTTCCATAAGTTTTTGCTACTTTAATATTAGCCCATAATTCTGACCCAGATTCTATTAAATTTTGTAAAGAAGTTCCATCAACTGAAAAATAATATCCACCTAAACAAAATTCAATTGCATCACCTGCTGCAGAACCTGAAATAACAAAACCTTGAAAATTATCTCTTATAAAAGATTTTAAAGCTTGAGTTAAATTCTTTTCAGTTGTTAATTTAGCTTCTGGATCTACTGCACCTCTTGCAACACTTGGATAAATTGATATTGAATTACTACTTATATATGCCATAATCTACTCTCCTTTATTCTGTTTGTTCTATAACATTACTAACATTTAGTTGCCATGTTATTAATATATTTATATCTGAAGTTAAATTTACAGTTTTTTCTAAATTTACAATCATTGAATAATTAGCTATATCTGATAATGGATTACCTGCTTCAATGTTTTCAGGTTTATTAGCTGTAGAATACATTGCAAAACCATTTATCTTTTTTGTAGCTAAAGTATTATACAAAAATAATATTTTATATTGAATAGTGCTAGTTTCAGCATCAACAACAGGTGATCCTAAAATAGGCATAGAAACATCACTTGATAATTTTTTTGTACTTTCTGGATCAGAGTCATCTTCAAGATAGAAAGGGACTACATATAGAGGTCTATCATATTTATTATAATTACCAGCTAAGCAATTTAATAAGAAATTAAATAAATGTTCTGTTCCTTCATTATGTTGTCTAATAGATTTTAAAACTTTATTATCTTTAATAAAATCAATCTTAACATTTCCAGAATATTGAATATTACTTTTTGTTTTTACTTTTAATTCTTTTGTATCATTATCAGTCTTCATAAATATACCTCATATTAACTATTATTAGCAGCACCTTTATCTGCCACAACTCCTAATCTAATATCTCCAATATTAAATGTATCTGGTAAAAGAGTAGCATCATTCCAGTTTTCAGATGTTCCTTCATTTATGTCTGTTTGAGATATTGGGTCATTTTCACTTGAAGCTATTGTTGCTTGTTCGAGTGGTTTCGTAAGATTTGATGTTTTCATACTATTTTTAATTGCTAACTTAACAGGTCTTGCTTCACCTATATCAGCTTTAGTCATTTCATACAACATTCCTGCAGGTAAAATATAATCAAAAATTTCTTCAAGCAAAGCTACTTCAGAATTACTAACATCTTCATACCAATTTATATATATAGTTGCATTATCATATGTTATATCAAATGGTTTTGATATATTTTCAGCTCTTAAAATAGTTTTAATAGCTGTCTCTATTCCTTTTATTGAACCTTTATTTTTGATAATAATACTATAGGTATTTGCTATAGCATTTAAATCTTCATATTTATATTCATTTTTTGGAAAAAATCCTAAAGTATTTACTAATAATTCTAAAAGTTTTGAGTCTGTATGATTACTTATAGGAAAATTTTTCATTATATCGATATTAGTTTTAGTATCATTAAAAAGAATATCAAATAATCTTCCAAATAATTGAAAATCTCTTGATTCTTTATAATAAATTTCTGGTGTTAAATTCTGCGTTTTTATCATTTTTTAGATGACCCCACAATATTAAATTCTGATGTTTCAAAATCAATACACCCTAAAGTATATCTGTTGTATAAGTTATTATGATCAAAGAATCCTAAGGCTCCTAATACATTATAACTATCAATTAATTTAGAATAATTAAGTTCTGCTAAGAAATCAAAAGTGTATTCTCCACCACTATATGTATTTACAGCATTTTCTATATCAGTTTGAGTAATATATTGTAAAATATCAGCTACTTGTAAATTTAAAGGAACTGTTATATATAAATATTGATTAGCTTGAACATCAGTAAGAATATCTGATAAGTCAATATCTTGAGAAGCATCGACTACTACACTCTTATTTGTGTTAGTATCAAAATAAGCTATTTTTAAATTATTTAAAGTAATTCCAGTAGCTAATGATGTAGTTCCGTTCATATATGTTGCTACTGAAGTTAATGGAATAGCATATTCATTTCTACTATTAATAACACCGCAAGTTAATCCTGCTGATTCAATTAATCCATATATATTCTTATTTGAAGAGCTTGGTTGAGATACTTTTGTATATTTAAATAATTTATAAGGATAAGTGTGTTCTACCTCTAAAATACCATCTTCATCACTATCAGTTAATATATCTACATTTAATGGAATATCTTTATAAGAATCTACAGATGGAGATAATTGAATAATAGTTCCGCTTCCGAAAGTATATGGTGGTAATGAAGTATTGTTTAAAAATACTTTAACTGTTCCAGCATTAATCGTTTGAGGATTTAACGATGAACAATTAATAGATAATAAAGCTCTTGCTCTAGCATTGTTAGCTTCACTAGCAGTTATAGAAAGATCACCGTTAACTTCATGAATAACAGAGCCTGATGTTAAAGTTTTCCATTCTGATGATAACTCTTCATCACTTTGAATTTCATAAGTATCATCAGATTCTTTTACAAAATTAATAGCATTTGTTTCTACAATTGTTAAGTTATTGTTTGAGAAATTTTTAGTTTCCCATTTAAATGAATTTTCAAATGTTCCAATATCTTCTGATTCTAAAGCATTTTCTAATTCACTTATATCAATGTAGTCATTATATGATTTTGAAATGATAGCACTACCGTGATATTCTAATTTTGTTCCACTAGATAAAATAACTATAGAAGTCATATCTTCAGAAGGATAAACAAAGAATTCTCCTTCTTCTAAAATATAAATTCCATTAGCATCAAAAACTAAGTTTCCTGAATGATCTAAGTGATCTTGTTTAGCACTACTAAATTTTGGTTTTACATACCAGAAACATTTTTGTTTAGCTTCTTTTAAAATAGTTTCATTTCTTTTAACTATTTCTACTTGCTCTTTTGTTCCTAAAGCAAATAAAGGAATGCTTGCAGCTGTATCTACAGGAACAAGGTTGTTGAACTCAGCATTTGCTGCTCTAGCTGCTACAGTATTTTGACCTGCTCCTCCATTTTTACCTACAGTATATTTTAAATCAAAATTAGGTCTGATAAATTCATTTTCTTGATAAGTTTTAAATTGAGCAACTCCATCACTATCAGTATAATAAATTCTTAATTTTTCTCCAGTTTTTAATTTATAAACTGTATCTTTTGGAGCAATTATATCAGTACTTGATGAAGTTTCTGAACTAAAATTATAATACACATAAGCTGGATAAGTTATTGTAGGATTATATGAATCTACTAAAACTTGAACCGATTCATTATCATGTAATTCAACTCCAACACCTGCAGCGATAGGAAGATTTGTTTGTATTAAAGTAATATTTTCAATCTTTTGTGTATTCTTAATATTATAATCAAATGAAAAACTTGGATCTATTTGATAATAAGGTATTCTTCCAGCTAAAATATTATTTACAATAAATGTTTTACCTTCACCTGTTTCAGCATTGAATAATGTTTCATTGCCATTTCCATGAATAATATATGCATTAACTTCAGGATCATCTAAAATAATATTTTTAATTCTAGAATCAGAGTTCATCATAACATTAACTAAACTATCATAAGGGATTTCCTCACCAAAATCTATAAATCTAGCGTTAAAATTATTATATAAAGCTTTTTTAATATTATTAATAATTGAAGTTTGTTCTAATTGATTTACTTTATATTTTGTAGAAATATTTACTTTTAAAGTATATTTATTTTTAATATAATTAATATCTGTAGTTTCTGGTAATTTTAATTCATGATAAATAGTTTTGTTTTCGTAAATACTATTTTCAATTGTTGGAAGATCTTCTTGAGATAAGATAAAATATGTAGAGTTATACTTAGCTACGGTATTAATCAAACCTGAATAAGGTTTTGTTCCATGTAATAAAAGAATATTTCCATTAATTTTAGTTGGATCGTAAATTGTTTTAATTAAACTGTTGCTGTAATTATCTCGAATTAAAACTGGATGAGAATTATTAATATCTGTTCTAACATCACCAACTTGAATACTAGAAACTAAATATTGATTATTTTCATCAATATGATTATATATAGCATTAGCATAATCTCTACAAGAAACTAATGTATCAAAAGTTCCTACAGTTTTCTTGAAATTATTATAAGCTTCAGTTAATGTTTCTGGATTTTTTGATCCAATAGATGTAGTATTAGATAAAACATAAGAATTTGAATCCATACTTCCAAGAGTAATATCATTACCATCAATATCGGTAACTCTCCAGCTATTAAGTTCAGTTAAAGAATTATTTTTTGCATATCCTGCTTCTCCATCTGAAACAATATACCAAATTTCAAGACCATTTCCAATTAAATTTGCTATATCTGATGGAAATTCAATATAAGGATATGCTTTGTCTGAATCATATCCAAATTTAAAGATTTTTTGACCTAAATCTTGATCATTTAAATTATTAACTTTTCTCCAAGCTGTATCACCATTAGTTCCATTATAATATAATTTATCTATGAAAATACCGTTTTCTGCTACTTCAACATCTGGAAAATAAATTCTATTATACTCATCTAAATTATATAAATTAATTTTATTAGCTTCTGTTTCATTTATAGTTGAAGTTAATACGTTTAAACATTTTAATTGACCTTCTATAGCTAACTTATCGGTAGCAATTTTATTATCTTTATCTAATTCAATAGATTCAAGTAAAGTATATACGATACCATCTTCTGTTTTAAATGATGTATCAAAAGCTTCAAATTTAATTCTTCCTGAAGCAGCAAGAATATCATCTAAAGTTTGAACTCCACCTTTATAATTAAAACTAATTTTAGTTGTTGCTGAGTTATAATATTTCATATTATATCCAAGCATTTCAGTTAAGCGTCTCATAGAAGTCTCTTGAGTAGCTGAAACCATAAATTGTTCTAAAATATTTTTATCGATATTATAATTGTTTTTATCACCGATAAATGCAGCTAATTTTAAAAGAACTAAACCAGGATCACTTTCATCAGTAGTCTCAGGGTCCCATTTATTAGTTACTTTTTTTACAATATCTAAAAGTTCAGGATAAATTTGTGCAAAATCTTTATTTGTATAACTAATATTTTCAATTTCTAAATCTTTTTTTGTTATCATATATTTACTCCTGTTCTTCAAATAATACTAAATTATAAGTATTTAAGGTGAAATCAGCATTATTCACACATTTTATAGTTAAATATACAGTAGCTCTTTCTACTGTTAATTTTATATCGGATCTTTTAAGTGTTATTTGAGGTATAAACATAACTAATTGTTCATAAATTTCATCTATAAGAATATCTCTTAATATATAATTGTTTTGTTCAAACATATATCTTTTTAATCTAATTCCAAAAAAAGGATCAAACTTGAACTCACCTTTTTCACTACCTAAAATCAAATGTATATTTTGTAAAGTAGCAGTTGAATCAGCAACAGTTTGTGTGCTGTGTTTATTTATCATTTTTGGAAATGCTATAGATTTCATTAATAATTTTACCTCATTTAATTTAGCAAATCAACTGGAATGATTATTAATAATTATTAATAATTTCATACTAATATAAAAATTTAATTTTTTTCTTCATAATCATTTTTTAATGTTTCAGTTGAAGTAGATTCTGTAGTTTGAAGTTCATTTGTTTGTGTAGTATTAACAAGTTTCTTCTTTAATAATAAGTAATACTTTAATATTTTATTCATTATCTTTCCTCAATTATAGAAATTTCTGCATAATAACCATCACATCTACAGAAAATTATTTTTCTTCCTGCTGTTAAATGAACTGAAGAACTAGTAACGACTCTATTATAAGAATCTAATATTCTTAAAGTATAATTAGAATTATTTTGAATCCTAATATTTACTCCATTTGAAACAATATTGTTTAAATTAATTACAGATATAAACCCTTGTTTTATAGTTTCTGGTATTATTAATGTTAAATCATCATAAGGACTTGTTATACTTACTTGATATGTATATTCAGTGTTATCTTCAAAAGTATAATTAGTTATATGTGTTGTATCATTATAAATTTCTTGCGTTGTTTCAATTTCAAGCGAATTTACCTTATCTTGTAAATCTTCTAAATGAAGTAAAGCTTCTTGTATATCTGCTACATAAACATTAGCTAATTTTGTATTTGTTGGTAATTCAGCTTTATCTGATATATGTAAAACTCTACCATCTATTGATGTATTTATATTTACGTTATCTGTAGTTGCCGGATTTAAAAATAAACTTCCAACTATTACAGGTCTATCAAACTCACCATCTTCAAAACCTACATAAACAACATCATCAACATTATAAGTATTATATAACCCATTAGTAAAAATACATGTAGCTTGTAAAGTAGCTGATTCTTCACTATCATTAGCTTTTCTCAATAAAGGAATATAGACAAGATAATGATTATCGTCATTATATGTTTGTTTAATAATTGCTTTTGTTAAAATCATAATCTTAGTTAATTCTCCTATAACATATAAAATATAGTATCCCGTGTTTTAAAATTGAAATAAAATATGAAATTTTATACAATATTTTAATTTAAGAAATCAGTAAAATTCTGATTATCTTTATCAATTCTTACTAGATTTAGTGTTGTCCAGAATCCTGAAGAGTCAATGTTATCTACTTGTTTGTTAATTATATATAAACCACTACTAATATGGGCTTTACCATAAAATAACACATTTAATCTCAATTTACTCATTAATACTGCTGGTCTTAATAATCCTTTTAATGTTATAGAAGCAGATATAGGATACTCTGTCACATTATTCCACCAAGATATCTCATTTGAATGTGTTATACCTTGAGTATTATTTGATGATATTATTGGTGCATAAATTTCTGATATTGTTCCATCATCTTGAATTCTTTGGACATATTCATTAGAACTTAATTTTTTAGTGTAATTATAAAAAATAGAATAGGCTTCATTGTTATCAATATTAAAACTTGTAACAACATTGTTTGAAGGATAACCTATAGTTAATTCGTAAGTATCTAAAGAATCAGAAGATGTTTTTGAATTAATAACTTTGAAATAAGGTCCATTAAACATTCCTGAAGTATCATCAACAACTTTAAATACATAGATACTTTTTCTATCGTTATTTCTCATGCTTTGAACTAAATATCTTAAATATTCTAAAACACTTGTATTATATTTTGAATCAAGCTTAACTGCAATATCATCGCTTGCGATTAAATTATTTTGTTCTACTAAAGATAAATCTCTCATACCTTTAAATAAATCAAGTAAACCATATTTAGCGTTATTTTTTAAAAGAGATTTAATTATATCGCTTGGCTTAGCTGAGTTATAACCTGGAAAGTTAAATGCTCCTGCAGTCGCTAGTCTACCACTACTTACAGCTGTAACTGTATATTGTATAGATGCGTTACCTAAATTAAATTGATTTCTCACATCTGTAATTATTGCTTCTTCTTCTCGATATATAAACGTAGGTGCTTGTAAATCTCCGTAAGAAAATATAATTTTTCTGGATGAAGATACAGATGAAAATACTTTTTCAAAAAAGTTTGGATCATTATCTGCTGTTACTGGATAAATGAGAGTTAATGTATAGGTATTTACTTGACCATTTATTTTAGCTACAGATAAGCTTTGAATATAATTAGGATATTGAATTTCATGTATTCTATAAACACCATTTTTTGAATCCCTTGTTATTTTTTCTGCTTCTTTAAAAATACCGAAAGTATAATCACCTATAGTGACTTTAACAAAAGGAACAGAGACTCTAACTGGATTATCTAATAAACTAATATTTGCCATAATTTATTTTTTATATTTAATTGCAGTAAATGTTGGTATCTTTATTGATTCTAATGATTGTATATCTTTATATGGATCTTGAATATTATTAAAATCAGCTATTATCCAATAATAATCAGGTCTACCATAATATGTTAAAGATAAATTATCTAGAGTATCATAATCTTTAATTTTATGTGTAACATATTGAATATCTTTATCGATTTGTGCTGTTAATCCATAAATAAATTTATCATCTAAAGTATTATAATAATAAGGAAAAGAAGTGTATCTAGATACAAATTGATATTGCTTATAATTTTTATTTTTTAATCTGTCCATATACTACTCTCCCTTATAAATACCTTTCTTGAACGTTCTTGTTATATTTCGAAAACTTCCTGTTTTAGATATACTAATAGCGTCTTGTGGATCAACTTCTTCAACAGTAAATGATATATTTACTTCTGCATATTTTCCATTAGTTAATAATGGTTTTCTATATTCAACTGATATACCACCATTAACAACACCTTTAATAAATATTTCTTCACCAAATCTTACAGCAACCATTGGTGGTTCAACTTCTTTGTTAGCTGAATGATAATTTGGTAATGCTATAGCTTGTAATTGTTTTATTACTGTATCAACATAATCATCACCAACAGCCGGTTTTATGTTACTTAAATTTATATTTGCTTCATCCATCATATCTCTATGTAATTGAACAGAAATATCTACAGTTCTTGGTCCAGAATTAATATATGAAAATACAGGTGCACTTCTTCCTAAAGCACTTTGAGAAGCAAAACTTGAAGTTATTTTATCAGTGATTTGATCTGGCCATTGTGGTAAAACAATCCATGTTCCTTCACCTTGAATATTTCCTGGTAAATGAAATATATAAATATAGTTATCAATAGTTCTTAAATCAAAAGTAGGCATTACTCATTACCTCCCAATTTAGGATATCTTTCATCATCTAAAACTGCTTCTATATCTTTATCAACATAACCTATGATATCAAAAGTATTTTTATCTAATAAAGTATTTTTATTAAAAGCATCTAATAATCTTATAGATTCAGATTTATCAAAAGTAGCTCTTAATTTACCAATTTGAGATTTTTTCTTTCCTTCATATTTTTCTCTTACTTTATATTTGAAATCAATAATATCTCTACTAATTATATCATCAGGAGTAATAACATTAGATAATAAATATTCAATTAATCTATCAGCAAAAGGGTAATTTTCATTAGTTGACATATATAAAGGATTTAATAATTGTAAATTTGATCTTAATAACTCAAAATTAGGATCATTATAAGAATCAAGTTCATCAAAATTAAATTGATAATTAGTATAATATGATTTTGCATAACTAAAGTCACCTTCTAACATGATAATAGAAGTTGAAGTAGTTTTATCGATTCTTAAAATTAATTTTAACTCTGTTTCTTTATTTAAATCATAATCGCTTGAAGCCAATGGAGATTCAATTAAATTTTTATCACTATATGTAGTAACACCTAATGTATTTGCTGAATCAAACAACTTACTAATAGTGTTAAAATCATTTTCTGCTGTAAATATATAATTAGTAAGTTTACTTGAGTTATATACTAATGTATATTTTGAATTATATTTTACTGGAATATAAATATATTTATATGTCTTATCTTCTTCAATTTTATCTATATAACAGTTATACATTGACATTAAATCAATATTTTTATAATCTCTAATAAATCTTAAATAATCTCCAAGATATTTGTGAGTGTAAGAATCATAAATTAAATTATCTAATCTTAAATTTTTAGTTAAATTTAAA